TATGGCTATTGTTACCGCAAGCACGCTGACTCGCTCGCCGACCAGTGAGCGCAGTTATGACTACAGCGACCAGGCATCCATCACCGCGACCCCGGCAACGGGCGATCTGTGGAACTTCCTGGTCATTCCGGCCGGCACCGAGATCCGGTCGATCACCATCCAGAATGCCGACCTCGGCACCGCGGCGCCGTTGGATCTGGGCTTTGCCCCGGTCGATGGATCTGCCGGTTCCGCTGCAGCGTTCCTGGACGACTATGCCGCCGGTACGGCTGCCGCAAACGGTGTCAACTACCTCCTGGCTGCGCCCGTTCGGGTGGAGAAGGACAGCTTCTTGCAGGCTGTCTTTGGCACCATCAATACCGGTGCCTCCGGTGCGATCACGGTACTGATCAACGGCAAGTTGCTCGGACCCAAGTAAGTCTCGCCCGGCCTTGGTGCCGGGCCTTTAATTCGTGAAGGGCGTCCTGTGTGGCGCCCTTTTTTATGGAGCGAATCCATGATCAAGGTCAAGTACATCGGCTCCAAGCCGAGCCAGGTCTACCGGCTGAATGGCCAGGACATTACCTGGGCACAGGATGAGGTGCTGGAAGTCGCCGACAGCTTTGAAACGGTGCTGGCGATACACCCTGGCAATTGGGAAATCGTAGGTCACACAAACACCGTCGAACCTGTTGAAATTCCAGAAGAACCGGTGACGGAACCACCCCTGGTGGACCTCGGCACTATGGATAAGCCCACCCTGCAGGCTTATCTGCAGCGTGAGCTGGGCCAGACCGTTGATCCGAAATGGAACGCCACGCGCCTGCGCAAGTACGTGCAGGACATCATGGGCAAGCGAGCATACGACCGGTAATGGCTTACACCACGTCTGAAGATACGGTGACACTTGAATCGATGGTCGGGCCGATGATGCTCGACTGTCCGATTCCAATCGTGACTCAGGCCTTGCTGTGGGCGACGATTGAGTTCTGCGAGCGCACCCAGATTTATGCCAACACGCAGACCCGCACCATCGCAGCCGGCACGCAAAACATCGCGCTGACGCCTAGCGATGACGCGATGATCACCGATCTCAAAGAGGTGCTGTGGGATGGCGATCCCATTCAGCCCATCACCCGCCAGGACGCCAGCGAAATCACCAAACTGAACCCGACCGGCTTGCCGCTGGGCTTCTACCGGCCCAATCCGGAAACCCTGGCTCTGGCCCCGGCCGCTGAAAAGGCGGGCGTCATCAAGGTCACGATGATCCTGGCGCCCTTGCGCAATGCGACGTCCATCCCGGCGTTTCTGCGCGATCAGCATCTGGAGGTGCTGGAAGCGGGCGCTAAGTACCGGCTGACCCGCATGAGTAACCGCCCCTGGTTCGATCCGCAGTGGACCGACTTCCGGGCGCAGTTCGAGAGCCTGATTGGAACGTACAGCATTCGCGCCGATAAAGATGGCACGCGCCGACCACTGAGGACCGCACCGATTTTTTAACCCGTCGAGATGACGGCATTTTCCCGTAGCAGGAACCTAATATGGCACTGACCGCACAAAACATACTGGACCGGGCGTCCATGATCATCCAAGACTTGACCAACGTGCGTTGGCCGCAGTCTGAGCTGCTCAACTGGCTTAATGATTCCCGCCGCGAGCTGGCGGTACTCAGGCCGGATATTTACTCGCAAAGCTCTGCCCTGAGCCTTGCCTCGGGGGCAAAACAATCCTTGCCTACCGGCGGATTGCGCTTGATGGATGTTCCCAGGAACACCTCTGGTGCGGCAGTCACGGTTACCCATCGCGGCTTTTTGGATCAGCAGAATCCAACCTGGCACACAAGCATCACACCGTCTACAACGATCAAGCATTTCATGGTGGACGAGCGCGACCCGTCTACGTTTTGGGTCTACCCGCCGGCAGCTTCTGGCGCTTCGGTCGAGATCATTTTCCAATCCACGCCTAGCGATTACTCGGCGTCTTCCACCTTGTCGGCCTACGAAGAGCTGTATGGCGGGGCGTTCGTGGATTACGTCTGCTACCGCGCCTTCAGTAAGGACTCCGAATACGCCGGCAACGCGCAACGCGCGCTAGCTCACTACGGTCAGTACACCAGCGCTCTGGGCTTGGGACGGCAGACCGACTTCGGTTACTCAGCCAACCAGAACAACATCGGCGGCGCTCGCAATAACCCGAAGGGCGGTGGTGTTGGCGGTGTCCCGACGCAACGGGCAGGCTAAGTCATGGCCGACAAAATCTTGCTGGTACAAGGCGACACCCTACCGACGCCGGTCGTGACGATCTATGACGAGATCTCCGGGGCTGCGGTGGATCTCACCGGCGCGTCGGTGCGCATGTTGTTTCGGGAAGTCGGCAGCACGACGCTGAAAGCGACCCTGACCGGCGTTCTGATCGGCAACCCGCCCGGCGCTACCGGGCAAGTGGTGTTCAGCTTCGGCAGCACCCTGGATGCACCGGGGAGTTACGAGGGCGAGTTTGAGGTGACTTTCCCTGGTGGTGGCATCCAGACAACCTACGCCGTGCAGAAATTCAAGGTGCGGGAGCAGTTCTGATGGACGGCGATGTTGCGGTCACTCAGTTAGCCGCCGAGGTGCGGCAGGTGCTGTTGGCGACGACGGTCGATATTGAGCAACGCTGGCAGTTTCTGACTCCGCAGGACAGGGTAGCGGCGGTCTCGGACGTTGTCTTCGTCGCCGTGCTCTACAACCGCTTGTTTGCGGATGGGGTGGGGGTCACTCGATGCGTTGTCGTCCACTTTCGGCAAGAACCTGGAAGATGCAGCGACCACAGCGGACGAGGCAGTGCTAGGTATTGGTTTGCTGACTGAGGACGTGGTTTCTCTATCCGACGCCGTGTCCAGGCTTGTCGATTACGTGCGGGCACAAGAAGATTCGGTCGAGGTTTATGACGCCGTCGAGGTGTACCTGACGCTGATCCGCGACTTTTCCGAGTCCGTCCCGGTCGCCGAGCAAGTGACCATGGACGCCGAACTGGCCTACGACGACACCGCGACGACCAGCGACGCCGCGGCTAAGGATTTCCTCACGCAAGTACAGGAACTGGTGGCGACTGCCGAAGAGTTTGCGCTCACGGTGGACTTTGCCAGAACAGTGGCCGAAACCACAGCCGCGACCGATGTTCCCGCAAAAACCCTAGCAATGCCCTTTGCAGACGTTGGCGGTTCGTATGTCGTCAACGGCTACTGGGAACCGGGCTACACCGAGGAAGGCACCGGGCCGGCGGTTTACGACACGTTTAGTTACACCCTCAATTAGGACATCACCATGATTAACGATCAGATCCACGTTACCGGCCAGCTTGGCATCGTACTGCGCGACGAGCACGGCAACGTGAAGGAAGAACGCCTGCACCCCAATCTGGTGGTGACCGCAGGTAAAGCCTGGATCGCCGCAAGGATGAAGGCCACGGGCGCACCGAATGAAATGAGTCACATGGCTGTGGGCACGGGCACCTCAGCGGCAGCGGACGCCAACACCACGCTGGGTACGGAGTCGGCGCGAGTCACGTTGGCCTCGTCGGTGTCTGGCGCCGTGGTGACCTACACCGCGACCTTTTCTCCGGGCACCGGCACGGCGGCGCTGACCGAAGCGGGAGTCTTTAACGCCGCGTCAGCAGGCACAATGCTGTGCCGCACCGTGTTCCCGGTCGTCAACAAAGGCGCGTCGGATTCCCTGGCGATTACCTGGACCGTCACGGTCGGCTGATTAGGAGACTGAGATGGCGTCTATTACCACCCGTGCAGGCAAAGGCTCCCAGCTAACCTGGAACGAGCTAGACGCCAACTTCACCAATCTAAATAACGACAAGCTAGAGAAGACCGGGGGGTCGGCGGCGCTCGCAGACCTGTCGCTTCAGTCCATCTCCGCTACCCTCCATCGCTCTCCCAATGCCATCACGGCGCTGTTTGTCTATGACACCAGCAAGGATAGCGATGGCGGGGCATGGACCGAGAAGTGCCAGCACACCAGTTGGTACAACGAGACGCTAAATGGTAAGTGGTTGGGTGCGCAGACATCTGAGGCCAACGCACGGGCCGTCTCTGGGGCAACTACCGATGACTACTACCAACTCACGACCGACGGCAAGTTCTACAAGCTGAATGCCACCAGCGGCACTACCGAGGTATTCCGAGGCAACAAGCGCAGTTTCCCGAAAGTCGCGGCGATTGTGGCTGAAGCGGCCAGTGTCACGATCTATGATCTGACTGAGGTCGATAGGCCGATGTTCGCTCGGTACGTCAATACGGGCGCGATGGCGACGGGCAATGTTGCCGCACTCCATGCGGTTAACGGGCAAGTGTTTGTCGGAGGGGCCTCGGGCTTGTCACGCCTGAATTTCGCCACGGATCGACTGTTTCTTCACACCACCAGTGGCATGAGTTCGCAAGCCGCGCTCGCCACCAGTCGCACGGCGGCTCGGACCACGGAAGTAGGCACGGCCTTCACCAACGCCGCGATTGCCGATGTTAAGGCCACGATCTTGCCAGATGCGCCGGTAGATGCAGTCACAGGTCTGAAAATCCCCACGGTTGCTGTCGCCACGGGTGCGCGGGTGGTTGTGATCCACAGCAGCGGGACGCTGGTCAACTCATCTAGCACCGCCGCATTCACCCAAGTCACCCTGACCCCGCAACTGCTGTCTGCGGGCCGTGCCGATGCGGTTTGGTACACCGCCGCAAACCCCGGCGCACTGGGCGCGGCGTTCGCCCTGACTACCAAGAATGCCAACACCGCCACTGACTTTAACGCTGGCTACACGACGCTGCTGAAGTCTAAAGACCGATCCAACTACGCGAGAACGTCAGGCGCAGTCGTCCAGATACTTCGCAATAACGAAGGCGCGATTGGCAAAGGATTAGCAGCGAAGCTATCCGACACCTACAACGCCGGTTGGCTGGTTGGGGATATTCGGCGGTGTTTCCTGAGCGACGTGGAGACTGGCTCGGTCGCTACGAACACACAGACCGAAGACTTCTCAACGTATGCGGATGATGCTGCATTGCGAGCAGTCTGGTCGCAAGGCTCGCCAACCAGCGCATCGCTGGTCGCGGGTAGAATGCGTATCGCCCCCGCTGGGAGCTGGGTATCGCGGTCGTGGCCTACCGTTATAGGCCGGGTGTATCGAATTTCCATAGCGGTCGCAGCAGGACAAAGTACTGTCCGTCTCGGCAATTCCACCGCGGGCACGAGTTATGGACAGTTCAGTAATGTTCCAATCGGGACATGGCGCGGTGTCTTTATCGCGACAGGCACCAGTTTCTGGGCGACGCCTTACGCGCATCCAACTCTCACCAACGAGTTTTCCTCGTTTGTGCTTGAGGAGGTGGTCGCCGACCGCTCCTACAAATCCGCAGGATCCAACATCCTCGGCACCTTGACCAAATCCGCTGTCGCCAGCAATGCCCAGCTTGTAGCCTATTCCGGCTTCTCGGCAGCGAACTATTTGCAGGAACCCTACTCGGCCGACCTTGACTTCGGTACAGGTGAGTGGAG